ATTCACAGGGACAGCACCTGGAACCATCGCAATGATAGTTCGCTTCGTGCCGTTCGCTAGGATGAAATCCACGCTCCGATACGATGCCCTAACCAGCAGATGGATTCTACCTGTCCTTAAATGGACGGCCCACCTGCGGGCCATAAAGACACCGCCTTGCAATTTGCCCGCGCATGCTTGCTTCTGCTGCAACGTGAGCTGCGAATACAGGTCCCGGGGAAAAGCCTGTTCGACGTCCAAGACGATCAAACCAGACTCGGCCCAGGGCCTAATGGCAGTCACATCCACAGCAGGAGCACCCCCGACCTCTACTGCCTCCCCTTCATCGGCTTCGAGTCCAACGGTGAGACCGCGTGCATCCATCCTTGAATTGCAGCTGACCACATACACAGAGTTGTGGCCCTCGTCGTTGACAAACCAGACTTTGTAGCCAGGCCCGTAAGCCGAACTGGAGAGAGCGCCCTTACGCATAGCAGCTTCATCGTCGACCATATCGGCCCAATTGCCGAAGCCCGACTTAGACTGCCAATGCTCGATACGCTCAACACGGCCGTCTTCAGTGATGCGACCCGTGCCGCCAGGAAACTCGAAGGTCATGTTGGGCACACCAGGCCTGTACGCCGCCGCAGCGGTCAAACGTGCCATTGACTCATCGTAACTGGAAACGCTGCCCCTACTAGAGGCAGCGCCCAACGACGGGGTGTGGGTAGACGCATACGAATCCTGACTATCTCCAGACATGGAACGGTTGCCATACACGCTTTCATCGTCATCCCCCCAACGCTGTCGATTCAGTTGACGCGCTAGGCGATGATTGTCAGTCTCAAGAGTCATGCCCACCAACATAATGCTGGTAGGCGATGCAAAGTTGATCTGATCTTCACGATGGAAACCCACGTGCCAACCCACTATAACGCCGTTCTTGACGTACAGTGGCGAACCGGATGTACCAGGTTCCGTGTTGGCATCGTGTGCGATGATTCCAGCCAGCCGGCCCATACGGACGGCTCCCGTTGATTCCGTTAAAACGCGCTGTTCATCCAGCGTGTAGACGGTTACACGGTCGTCCAACATAGGCTCAGCTAACGTGGCAGGGGTTACGTATTTCAGCACGTTTGCCTCCTGCACGTGGATGGCTACAAAGTCCAACTCGCCTACATGGGAATAATAGGC